TACATCGTTCTTCAACAGTTCCATTACCATAAAGTCCCAATCTCTCCAACTTTGATCATCTGGATCTTGGCTTGTGTGCGATGGATTAAAACTTTGATTAGCACCTAGATAGATATGAGGACACTTGTTGTTTAATGCCCTTGCTAATATTTCTTTAGGATTCTGTAAGCCAATAACAAACAATGTTCGTTGACCATACATAGGTGTATGCTCTACTTCAGTTCCTATAAAGAAGTTAGTATCTTCTGTATAACCTTCTCTATCCATTTAAAATAACCACTGCAATAATAATACTACAAACACACCTTTAGCAAAACCTATAAGGCCCATTGCCCAAGGACATAAATTGTATTTGTGTGCTATATCATTTGTAAAGTCTTTGTGCCAATCTATAAAGTCTAGTGTTAGTATCCAACTTTTGTTTGCATAATATTTTATATTATCTACTATACCCATAATTAAAACTCAAAAAATGTATCCATTACTTCTTCGTTATCGCCATCATCTTCTCCAGCGAAACCTATATGTGTTAAGAACTCTCTATGGTCTGCTACCATACCTCTTGGATTTGGATTACTAGGATCAAATAGATCCTCTGCAAACTTTTGGAAGTATAAAATATTAGCAGGAACATACGGAGATACTTCTTGTGCCTTACTGCTTTTCTTAGTAGGCTTTCTCCAGTTCTTGTAATCTAATGTTTCTCTATAACGTTCTACATCAGCAAGTCTGTTTGCTTCTTGTACTGCGTCAATGTGGTTGAACACACTGTGAGCCATGTAATACAAATAACTCTGTGTGTCCCAACTAGTGCTGTCTCTTTCTGCTATCATTGGATTGCCTTCAGCATCTAGTTTAGGCTTACCTTCTTTGTCTACTAAAGGTTGACCTTCAGATAGTTTTGCTTTACCATTTTTATCTAAGTCTCCAGCCTCCATAGGACATAAGTCACCCATTGTAAGTCTTTGCATTACTGGTGAATGTCCAAACGGTGCAGGCATTGTGCTGTTTTTAAATGATTGTTGATCAAATGCTCTGTCCATGAAGTAACCAAACTTACCTGGCTCAAAGAAATTGTGTGCATAAGTTTGTCCGTATGCTGTATTCACAAATGGACTAGCGGCATCAAAACTTAATGTAATGTTAGGATTGTCATATTTTCTTAACTGTCTTTGTATTGCTGTTAAGAAACATGCCCATTGTAGTTTACCTGTACCTAGGAAGTGTATCCAATCTTTGCCTTCTAATAAACCATCTTCACGTAAGTCTAGCAGTCTGTTTAATACACAACTCATATCTTTCATATTGATACCAGCAAATGCATAGCCTTCTAGTGTTCTATTCTCATCACCATAAGCCTGTGCAACAAAACTTGGGTCACTAAAGTTCTTAACTTGATTGTACCATTCTTTACTTGTTGCTTCGTCTGTACCACTTAGTACATTTAAGAACTTAGTTGCACCTGGTACTCTGTTTTCCACAAAGTAGTGCAAGTTAAGTAAACTGATATCTAATGTATCTTTAAACTCTGTTAGTCCTGTTTTACTGCTTAGTGGTTCAACTGCGGCAAAGGCTGGAATGTCTAATGTCATACTCCAGTCTGCTGTATGCTCTAACCAACGTAATATCTTTTCACACATCTTTGTACGAGCAGGATCGTTAGGATCTTTTGCGTTGTCCCAATCCATTTTCATAACGCCTGTAGCAATTTGGAAACCACCTGAGTCACCTAGTATTACTTTACATTCGTTTCTATCTCTTTCCTGTATCATTGGCTCGTCTTTATGACTTTTAGCAATGTCTAAGTGAGCATGACCGGCTGAATATAATCCATATGGATAATGGAAGTATGTGTCTTTGGCTTTTAGAAAGTCTAAGCCTTCGTTACCATGTTCAAATCCTGCAGGTGTTCTACTGTTTGCAGGGTCTTTGTTTAGAATCTTATCTACTTGCTTTACATAGAAACTGCTAATAGCCGGCAAATATACAGCATAGTCTAACTGTCTTTTACCTAAGTCCATTATGCACTCTCTTTAATAAAATCAAGGTCAGCATCTAACTGTTCTGTGTGTAGTGCAAACTCTAATGGTGTAGCAATGCCTTTGTCCATACATGCTTTGGCGAATTCGTGTAGTTGCTCTTGCGACATTCTACATAATATTTCTACTAAGTCGTTCATGCTATCTCCTTGCTGGAAGTAAATATGTGTAAATACCTAAGCCACTATCTACCTTAATTTGTAGCAGTCCTTGGTTGTTGATACTCATTACTAAGTTACTGTTATCTCCTAATCTAAGAATCTTTAACACGATATCTAAAGGCCAACTCCAGTCATTAGTAATCTCACCATCGACATTGTCGTTGATTAGTACTTTAGTTCTGTCGCTACCGCCATCTCCAATGTGAAAATACAATGCACTGCCTTCTGTTTTAGGACTGAAGTTACCCTCAAATGTTCCTAATATGCTGTTAAAATACCCTAAGTCTTTTAAATTCTTTGCAGTAGGTAAAATGTTTACATCAAACTCAGCACCTTTGAACTTAATATCTTTAAGTTGCTGATTGATTACATCTGCTAACATGAATCTATAATTAGCATCGGTACCTTCTGTGCTTTTGAATGCTACCTCTACTGGTACATCCTCATCGTTTCTGTTCTGTGTTTGTATTTCAACAGTAGCATCGTCACTGTCAAAGCCTGGAAACTTTAAGTATCCATCTAACACACTCATTCTGCTTAGTCCAACAGTTGCTTCTGCAAAGTCGGGTACAGGGTTTACACTTTGTCCTTTAAGAATTACAGTTTTGTCTGCGTCAACAGTCTCTAACTCTGTAAGTTCAGTAGTGCCTTTAATTTTTACCATTTCAAACACACCAAGACTATGTGTATGTCTTAGTACATCTTTGAAATAATCTTTAATATAATTGTTCGCCATTTATTTCTCCGTAGAATATTATTCTGTATATTGTAGTACACTTATTTAGAAAAGTCAAGTAAATTCTCATGTTTTTTTTCGATTAAAATTCAAAGAAATTATCCATAACCTCATTATCATTTGCTCTAGACAAGTCCCATCCAAGTACGCCTAACACGTTTTGTATCTTTTTATCTAGAACTGCACTTTCCATACCTTCATCATCAAAAGGTAATTCTTTAAACCATTGTGGAATCTTTAGTTCGTCTGTTGGATATGCAATACTTGTATAACCCATAGGATTATTTTTAAGTCTGCATACTACAACTTTTGCACCATCCATAATGCTTAAACTGTATTGATCACTGTTAGCAAACTTAAGGTCATTCCATACTATACTTGCCTTAACATGCCCAGGAATCATTTTGTTCTCTGTTTCTTCTTTTAGTTTTTCTAATTTGTATAGATTTGTATTACTTTTCATATTAGTTTGCTTTCTATACTTCTTGGTGTACATGGTTAAGTTGTTTACCCTTTTAGGCATACCTTTCTTCCATGGTTCTAATTCTTTAAATGTTACTTTGAAGTCTTTTATCTTTTGTATAACTTCTTTCTCTGGCATACCTTCTAATGCAGAGTCTAGTATCTCTTCAAGGAATTCCTGTACAAACTCAGGAGTATCACTTCGCTTGATATCCATACCCATAATTTTTAGTTTACCACCTTCTGGTTGATAGCCTTCAATGTCTAAACACTTGATAGCATATCTCTTCTTAGTAATAAACAGTCCACTCTTACCAACTACTTCTCTACCTGCTTTGATAACACTACCAATCTTAAGTGGTACGTTAAAACTATCCTTCATAAACTGTGGGAATGTATCACTGACTGTATTTGAAATGTGATCATACAATGTGATAGCACTTTGCATATCTAGGCTAACATCAGCCGGCAATGACGGAACAGCGGAGAAGTAAACAGAGTCTGTATCTCCGTAGACGATAGTCTCTCCGGTATGATCATAGTCTCCTGTAAACATTCTATTTGTTTCTGCTCCCATGTGTTTTGTAATAGCACGACCTGTGAGTGTTGTTGATTGCCCAATACGTTTGTCGAAGAACCTACAACCAGGATTGAGAATAGCACCATACAAACTGTTAAGGTTGATCTTTTTAACAAGTTGTCGCTTGTCATAAAATGCTTTTTCTTCTTCTGTTGTAGCATTCTTTTTCTTTGCTTGTAGTTCTTGTCGTTCTGCATACCATCTCTCCAGTAGTCCAGGTACAATACCTTGTACATCTGTTTTAAATATAGTTCCGTTAGCACTTATGTTCCAAGGTTGACCACTGTGGAATACTAAATTGTATACATCAGCACCAGTAACATCTACACTAGTACCATCTTCCATGTCTAGTTTCATAACAGTATCAACATCTTTAGCCATTACCATTTCATATTCATTGCTACCAAACTTGCCTAACCATGAATCAGCAAATGATAGTTTTTCTAACTTCTGTTTATTTTCTATTTCTTCGTCTGTGAATTCTGGTCTAAGTTGTCCAACAATGGTTTCTGGAGCCATATTCAATGCTCTAAACACACTAGGATATAGACTGTTTATGTCCATTGAACCTATCCATTCATGCATACCTTTCTTAGGGAAAGCCACATAAGCACCAGCGGCCTGTGTGTTTTCTGCTTTGCTTCTAATTCTATCTGGAACACAGAATCCACGTAGATGTGCTTCGTTGATAATTGCTTGTTCTGTAGTTGCAACTGCTCCCATTGTAGTTGGAAGTAATACAGTATTATCATGTGCAATAGTGTTTGCTAAGTCAATGAACTGTAATTTCTTATCCATCTTAGCAATCAACAATACGTCTTGAATATTGTATTCTAAGAAACGTTCAAAGTCATGATTGTATAGTCTATCTAAACTACCTTCATAAACAACCTTCTTCTCACCGAGTTCCATCTCACCAATAAAGTCTAATCTATAACTATGGCGTTCTTCATAGTTGTATTTTCTATACAGTTGCAAATAGTCTAAGTGAACTCTCCCAATGAGATCATAACTTTGTCGTTCACTGCCAAACATTTCATACTTACGCTCTTTAGGAAACTGTCCAAACAAACACAAACGTCTTGTTTCGCTTTTACCTAATATCTTAATAATCCTATTAGTAGTATAAGGTATGTCATAACCTTCACTGTTCCAACCACTTAGTATGTCTGCATCATCTATGAGTGTAAGGAACGTATTAAGCATTTCTGCTTCATCTTTAAATAACATTACTTCAGGCATACCATTAGCAATGTTTTGTGCTTGTTGCCAGTCTAATGTTTTAGGTGGTACTGCTAAACATACCATAGCATCCATCCAATCTAAGTATACACCTATTGCAGTAATAGGCATAAATGCATCTTCAGGCGAACTAAATCCTTTTACAGGATCAAAGTCAACCTCGATGTCAAAAAATGCTGTATGTAGTTTAGGTATCTCTGCGTTGAGATAATTCTTTTCTAGTGTTTTATTGATAGGGCGGACGTCTGTTTCAAACATCTTTCCGCTTTTCTTATTGATTGCTACGTTCTTTCTAAAGTCCTTTAGAGATTTACAACGTACTTCAGTTACAGGATCGCCATAGACACTTCTTGCTTTACCACGTGGGTCAGCATAATAAAAATTGTATTCAGGTTGTAGAGTGACAATATGTCTCTTACCATCTACTCTTTCGGATACGAGGATCTTGTCCTTCGTGGTGTCATGAAACGCATCAACGTAACTCATGTATATCTATCTCCAAGCATCACTTTAGGCTGACGCAATACCAATTATACTTATAAAATTAAAGAGTTTTACCAACTGTTTCTAGAATTGTTTCCAGTTCATCAAAGTTATCTCTTTCGTCTGTGAACTTAGCCTTATGAGCAATCTTAATTGCTTTCATTAAAATGCTAGGTTTGAGGTCCATTTCTTCTGCGATTGCTTTCACAGTATCTCTGAGCCCTTCGTTAAGTGCATCAAGTTCGTATAATACTTGATCACCTTCTTGTACTAATTTCTTTAGTCTTGCTTTTTCTTCTTCGTTAAAAACTTTATTAAATGCCATGTGTTATTCCTTAAGTGTGTATATTTAACCGTTGTAAGCAATTATACATGATTATTTAGGCCGTGTCAAGTGATAAATACAACTATAACACAGTAACAGAGTTTTGTAGGAGAAACGATGAGCGAAGAAGGTAAAAAAATTAGTCAAGGTAACGTTGAGATTGATGTCGCGAGATACACGGAAATGGTCTTGAAACTAGATGAGGCTCAAGACAAAA